TACCCGTTGTACGCATCGCCAGTTGGTCGAATAACGCCTTACGGATTAGGTTGGCTTCATTAACAAATAGTATATCTCTGCCCGGCCCCCTTGCTTTGCCCTCATCTTCAAGTCCAAATAGTTCGATGTAGCTGCCATTATCAAATCGGTATATGAAATCGGTGTAGCTAAATTTCTTATCATCCCACAAATGCCATTCCTCCATGATTGTTTTGAAATCCCTGTATGCACCACGTTTGATGTGTGGTAAGGAGTGCGATACAATAGAGATGCGGATGTTTTTAGCATTCTTATCGGCTGCAATGGATATAAGAAGTTGTACTATGCTATAGGACTTACTACTACGTGAGCCGCCCTCATTACAGATTATCGGGGCATCGCTTTTGTATGCTGCTACGTTTTCGTAGAATACCGGGGTTGCTCTAATCTGTTTTAATTCCACAGGTCTTAAATTCAGTTAACGTACAAAACTCTTCTTTAGTCTTTTGTAAAACCGCGTAAACATTCCACCCATCAGTAGTATTGCCCATAGCAGCAACGCTACCAACATCATGCAAAGTATAACCGCAGATTGCAGCCAGATTACGATAGAACTCTTCGGTGTAGTAGTTGAATCCATGTCCGGGCCAATTGCCTGTTTTTGGGTTTTCGGAGATGATATAACCTCCGAGTTTAACGAGGTTGTGTTTATTTTTCCAACAGTTGTATATGGCTTTGATGTCGTGCTTGCCATTGGTACCAACGTGTTCGGAGGTTCCTGCATCGACAAGTAAATCGTACTGCTTGTGGAATTTGTGGATTTTAGATAAGTCCAGCGGGGATGAGCCGTTCTCACCCGAAATATCAATGGATTCGTAATCTTTTCCGGCATAGTAACTGTATTTAGTGTAAGGTGCGGGTAATGGCACCCGGTAATCGTTTTGCGCTCCGAGGTCTACCACCGATTGTATGTGTGGCAGGTAGGGGTCTATTAGTTTTGTTGTTTCGTGAGTGTAGCCCATATTATTTCTTTAGATGTACCACTATATCCCTGTGGTCGGGTGTTAGGTTACGGCTAACAATTTTGAATTTGTGCTTCATAATATCTACCGTTCTGTCATCTTGGTAAAAATGCCCGATTAACATTCTATCCCCTAAATTGTACTTGCTCCAATCATCGAAGTCGGGGAACTCTGCTTTTAGTTTACCAAAGTTACTAATCATTATCACACAATCACCGCCCTTCTTCATCACTCTGTAAATAGATTGCAGATACTCTTTGATGGCATCATTTGAGAAATGGCAGAATACTCCGTAACTAAATACGAAGTCAATTGAGTTATCATCTATTCCGGTGCATTTGTAGTCTTGGTTATCTAATTCCTTGTACTTCACATTATGATACCTTACTCCATCATGTATTGGTATTACATCTATTCCGATTACATTATCGAACTGCTCTGATAGTACTTTTGTGAATACACCGCCACCGCATCCAATTTCTAAGCAGGTTTTATTGCTGAATGGTATGATAGTACGTTCAATCACCTTGTCTATGCCTATCCCATAGGTAAACGCTTCATAGTATCCATTGCTACCCCAAAAGTTAATGAATTGCTCTTTGGTGAAGTCCATTACTCGTTGGGTTGTTTAATGATACTAAATGTTGTATCGAATGCTGCTATTGCATTATTTGCCTCGTACCATGCGGATTCCCATCCGGCATTCGGCTTTTTCATGCACTCTAAATACACCTCCAACCATAACTGCTTTCTTTGTCGCTTGTGTATTACTTTTTCTCTGTCATTCATAATTAATCCTTTACCCCCCAGTTAATAAAATAAGGTTCAACAGGCAGATAGTGCCTGTATGCTAACCCTCCGTAAGGTTGCACCGGAATCCCTGCTAAGTTCATCAATCCGGATAGTAGTGCCTGGTCATGTCGGCTGCTGATAAATTGCGGATTAACTGATTCATTGTGATGAAAGCAGTTCTCCTTTGCTCCCTTTATCCACTTTTCAAATATCGGCATTGTTGCAGGGTGGTCGAAGTCAAACACAATGCAACACGCCATAATCTGATACATGGTAATCACATCCCTATAGCTATTTAGCCCTAAGAACTTGATTTGATGGTCGGGGATGTACTTGTGTAACGGATGCCCTTCGTTGTTCCATGCTACAATCCCATGTTCGGCTGCCAATGCCCACAATGGATCGGGATTCTGGTGTACCCGGATTGTGGAATCGCACCAAATGATTTTCCGGTATCCCATCTCCAATGCCTCCGCTACCATAAACGGCTTGAATTGATAAGGCATATTTTGGTGATTCCATGACTTGCCCCATCGTTCGGTATCAGGCCAGTCGCCGAGGTGAATCTTACGCTCTAAGTACTCATCCACATACCCATCCACACTACGAAGGTGGGTATCATAGTCGGGTGCCTTGCGGTCTATACTGCGTATTAGTCCGAGTTGCGCCTCGTTGTAGTTTTCCCTGCCTGTGGAGGATAGGGATACAATTACTTTACCGGATGTTACCTTGCCCATATTACATTTTCTAAGTTAGTTAATAAGCACTTATTCAACCCTGCCTTGTTGCAGTAGTCCTTAATAAGGTGAAATAAGTCTACGTTCCCGTTATGCTCAATGCACACCATTTGCGTATGCTTCAGGTTAATCTGTTCAAGTATCTCATAATCTACGCCCTCGGCATCAATAGAGATGAAATCAAAGTACTTTAATGGGGAGTTCTTTACCAAGGTATTGTATGTCCAAACCTCGGTCATGCGCTCTTTAAACTCCGTACCCGGCCATCGTTTAGTTTCGTTACGTTTGATTGTACTAAGCAGCGATACATCCCCCTTGCCTAAATGGTTTCCCATTTCGTGGAACGTACAATGCCCATCCGTTTCGCCTATGGCTACATTGAATTTGTGTACCATAGGATTGGCTAAGATTCGGTTGAACGCTTCCTCGCTCGGTTCTACCAGTACACCGCTCCAACCCTGTATCTGCAAAGCGTAGGTATTGGACAAAGTTTGTCCATCGTTCGCACCAATATCCAGGAAGAATCCTTTGCGGGATTGGAAGTAGGCGAGGATTATGTCCTGCTCGTTGTTTTGGGAGTATCTCATTTGCCGTAGGTTTCGGTGTAGTATTGTTCAAATGCTGCTTTAAAATCCGCCTTTTCTCCTGTATTTAAAATTTTAAGTCCATACTTTGCCGATGCTATCCAACATTTTGCCTGCTCCTGCTTTTCCATTTCTTTGGCTTGTAGGTATGTTTCTTTAAGAATTCCTTTTGAATAAAAAAACTCTAATGGTAATACCGATATTGCTTTCTCAAACATTATGTCCACCGCCGTCTGTTGTGCCATAGGTTATTATTTATTAGTTCTAAATTGATAATGATACAATTCCTTCTCAATCTTCACCTCGGTTTGTATTAGTTTGGCATTGTGTATAGCAGTTGCCCACGCATAATCCTCACCGATACGTATATCCATGAAAGGGAACGCCAGCGCAATCTCCCTGCGTATTGGTACGATATGGTTCGGGTACCTGTAATAAGCCCCACCCTTCGCCTCGTAGCCGTAATCCTTTGATATGTACCACTTACGCTCATCCCTGCCATCTGTGGTCATTGTACCATTAAATACGATAGCATCGGGATTACTCTCGGCTGCCGTTAGTATGTCTTTAACGTAGGTAAGTGCTACCATGTCATCATCATCTATGAATACCACGTACTTTCCGGTGCTGCGTTGCAGGAGTATATTTCTCTTTCTTCCAGTACTCATAGTACCATTATCAGATTCAGTTAGAACTTCAACCTCCGGTGTGCGTTGCGGTGTGAGTACCTGTAGCAACTGCGAAAGGTAGCCGATGCGGTTGGGGAGGGTGCAAATTAGGATGGATAGGGTCATACATTCTGTTTTGGAAATCCGGCTTTACTTCTCCGGATATAGGTTATCTCATCCGCTCTGTAAAAGGATTGAGTGTGATTAAGCAGCGCATCTACAGGCTCACCAGTCCATGCAGGGTGGTAATGGTCAAATATCCGCTTATCTACGTATTTATACGCATTTATCTGCTTCGCCACATCCATCGCCTCGTTATCGCACCAGAGGGATTCATATTGCGGGTGGTAGATGTACCCGAACCTATCATAGTACGTGCGGCCCATGATACTCATTGTAGGTAGCAGGTGATTAACCCTGCCATCGGGAAAGTGGATGAATAGGTCTAAGTTACCCTCAAATGCGTTGATAATGTCAATATCGAATCCCTGTTTAAGGAAACGCATATCATCGCTCATATTCACAACTATATCACCCTGCCATCCTTCCATTCCCCTATTGATGGCATGTACCTTGCTTCTGGACTTACCCATTGTGATAAACACATTGGGGAACTTTAGCAGGTCGGATAACTCATTTGAGTTTAATGTAGCCGTATCATCATCATCTACGGTTAACCCTACGGTGTACTTCTTTGAGTGTGAATATGCCTGAATGGTAGCGAATGCAGCAGCCATCTTTTCCGGTCTGCTACGTGTTGCAAAGTTGTAATGTATGTGCATGGTTTCTGCTCGTGTTTCACAAAGATAACAAATATCTTTGGAGTGGTTCATCTGTAACCTGCACTTTTGTTTTCCACAATAGATGCACAATTTATACAATGGGGTGGGATTTGGTGTCGGGGATTATCTGAATGATGGTAGTGGGCATTGGGTTGTCGGGATCATTGGCTACCTGTAGCGGGATTAGTTTGGATGCTAGGCGGTAGAATTCGGTTGGGTTTTGCTCTCCCCACTCTAACATATTAACCCCTGGCTTAAGTTGCATTTCGTGGAACGCATCAGTAATAACCTCACGTACCGAGCGGGTGAAGTGATTAACCGCCCCCTTTGTTCTGCCTCCAGTCTTTTTTCCCTTTGCCATAATCTAAAAACCTCTATTTAATTACAAAGGTACTTACATACCGCCCAAACCACCAAATTCTCAGATATTCCATGTCAAATTCTCACGTAACACATTGATAATGAGTGAATTCTTCAATATTCTCAAATTCTCACTCACCCTTTAGTA